GCGGTGGTCTTCGAGGGCTCACTCATCTCCACTGTGTACGCGACGTGGAGGGAGACTGCGCAGAGGCTGCGCGAGAGCACAGGGCGCCGCTTCCTCTGGACCTACCTACACACCCCGGTGGAGACCTGCATCGAGCGTGTGCGGGCGCGCACCGGCGATAAGGCCCGAACGAAGACCATCGAGGATAAGCACCGCGCCGTCATGGCGACGCGCCGGAAGGCGCTCGACAGCGGCGAGCTCGTCCTGGATGTCCTCGGTGAGAGTGTGGCGGTGGACGCGGCGGCAGTGTTGGCGCGTATCGCGGAGAACGACTGATGCTTAGGATTGCTCCCCTGGCCTACTGGATCAACGAGCGCCATGCCATCTACCTGCGCAAGCAGCATCTCGCCGCACTCCCGGTGCCGGAGTGGGCCAATCCGCGTCGCACCCAGGGAGTGCTGCACGAGTATCGAGCCGACTACCTGACCCACGACCCGATCCTGCGTGAGTACCGCTTCTGCAACGTGTTCCGGGAGCTGGACCGCGTCACGATCTGGATTGATGAGAACATTCGGCGGCCCTTCGCCGACCATCTTGACCTCTGGCTGATGCTGGCGATTGCCCGGACGATCAACTGGCCGCCGACACTGCAGCACCTGATGCAGACCCCGGGCGCGTGGCCGTCCCACGAGGCNTTCGCGCCTGAGAAGTTGGGGGNGGCGCTCGACGCCTACCAGAACCTGGGACACAAGGTCTACACCGGCGCCTACATGATCCGCGCCGAGAGNGACCCGAGAAAGCATTGGTACAGCTGGAGCAAGCAGCGGTACATCGCCGAGGTGGTCATCGGCCGGCTCTGGGAGGATCGCGACGACTGGCGCCGCTTCCTAGACACGCCCCAGACACTCCAGTCTGTGTGGGAGCGCTTCCAGAATGACTTCTACGTCGGCTGGGGGCCCTTCATGGCGTATGAGGTGGTGACGGACATGCGCCACACACGCTATCTCGGACAGGCGCCGGACATCATGACCTGGGCCAACGCCGGGCCTGGTGCTCTGCGCGGCCTCAACCGGCTCCTCGGGGTAGACCCGTCTCAGAGGATGTCTCCGTCGCACGCTGTCGCGCTCATGCAGGACATCCTGGAACGTCTCAACTCTCAGCGGGCCACGTACCACAGCCCGTTCGACCTCGCCATGCGCGAACTGGGCGGCGAGCCCTCTGATGTCCTGGGCCTCCACGTACCGAAGCTGGAGATGAGGGACGTGGAGCACTCGCTATGCGAGGTAGACAAATATCTGAGAGTACTCAACGGCGAGGGTCGTCCGCGAGCCAAGTATGTCCCGGGGAGGGGTTACTGATGAGGCTCAACAGATACAATCCGCGAGCGAGGCTGCAGGGCGATGTGGACGTGGCTGACAACCCCGCCGGATGACGCTTGGGTCTGGGTGGTCATCGGGGCCGCTCTCGCCGCCGTCGGCCTTTGGCGCAACTACAAGTATCGCAGGTGAGACATGTTCGTTAACGAGGTTCGCAACGTCAACTTCGCACTCGCCGGAGGTTTGTCTACTCTGCTTCAGCACGGCGTCGAGCAGTCGAGCCGCAACGGTCCGGTGATCGTCGCGCCGGCGCCGGTGACCACCGTGACCCATCGGCCCGACGAGCGGGTGCTGTCCCTCCCGGGACGCAACGAAAACCCGTTCTTTCACTTCGTTGAGAGCCTGTGGATGCTCGCCGGCCGGAACGATCTGGCGGCGCTCACTCCATACGTCAGCCGCATGGCGCAATTCAGCGACGACGGCGGCAAGACACAGCCGGGAGCCTACGGCCACCGCTGGCGCCGGCACTTCCACCGTGACCAACTGGCCTGGGCAATCCAGAGGCTGCGCAAGGACCCCGACGACCGCCGGGTGGTCATCGGGATGTGGGACCCGAGGACCGACATCGACGCGGCCGACGCGGGTGGCCGGGACGTGCCTTGCAACACGCACGTGTATCTCGGGATGGCCCGAGGCCAGGTCAACATGACTATCTGCTGTCGCTCCAATGACGCGATCTGGGGCGCCCACGGTGCGAACGCGGTCCACTTCTCGGTGCTGCTGGAGTACATCGCCCGTTCCCTTGGGCGTGACGTGGGCTTCATGTACCAGTTCTCAAACAACTATCACGCTTACACCGAGGTCATGGCTGGGATGAGCATCCCCGACCGGCCCGAGGAGGTGGAGCGTCACTGCATGTACAAGCTTGGGCTGGCGAAGCCGTTCCCAATCATGGACGAGATGCCCCACGCCCAGGTCAAGTGGGACGAAGACCTGGCCGTCTTCTGGAAAGAGCCGACGTGGCCGAGGATGCATCACCGCTTCTTCAAGGAGGTGGCGCGCCCGATTGTGATGGCCCACCGGCACTACCGCGACACGCGCGGGGAGGACCGATACACCGGCGCTCTGGAGATCGTTCAGGAGTGTCAGGCCAGTGACTGGAGGATCGCCTGTTCAAGGTGGATCGAGGGAAGGCACCGGGCCTGGGTCAAGGCCCAGGACGACGGGGTTGACTACGGAAGGGGAGAGGACAGTGGAAACGCGCACGCTTGAGAGAGTTCTGAAGATCACCAAGATCGGCCGAGAGAGCGGCGCCGTCCGTCGTGTCCACGTGGCGCCGATCATGGGAGAGTATAACAACGCGATTCACGTGTACAACGTGCTCGTGCTGCTCTGGGCCTTCCGGCCGCAGCTCTGGGCTACCCTTGGCCCGGCTGCTCTGTTCCATGACGCACCCGAGCGCTTCACGGGCGACATCCCGGGGCAGGTCATCGACAACCATCCGGAGTTGGCGTCTGCTCTGAGGGCGATGGACGAGGACATCTGCGCCCGCTTCGGCATCCCCGATGCTCACCAGCTCAGCCCGGAGCACAGGGACGTTCTCAAGGCCCTGGACCGTCTTGAGCTCTGGCTGTGGTGTCTGGAGCAGTACCGGATGGGCAATGAGCAGGCGGAGGAGATCAAGCTGCGCATCGAGGCAGGCTGGCTCAAGAAGCCGTTGCCCCACGACATGCAAGAGTTTGTTGAGTGCGTCCGATGGGTCTGGGCTCGAATGCCCGAGGATGCGGACGAGGCCGACAAGTGGATCAAGGACCACTTCAATCCGGAGGAAGACGATGACTTCGACGCACATTGAACATATTGACCGGGTCGCAGCGGCTGATGTTGCTGCGCTCAGGATCGCTGAACTCCACTACGGATCCAGCTGGAAGCGGCGCGGCGGTATCGGGGCCTTCATGATGCTGGCCCGGAAGTGGGACCGCATCGAGAACGCTCTGCGGCCCCACGAGATGGATCAGTGCACAGCCAACATGTCGAACGCTGAGAACCCCGTTGCGCCCTGGGACGTGTTCGCCGCCGTCGCCGCCGATCCCCGCGATGAAGGGCTGATCGATGACATCCGGGACCTGCGCCGCTATCTCATGCTGGTGGAGGCCGAGCTGGTTGCCAGAGGAGTTGTGAATGTCTAACCACATCAGGAGGTTGTCGGACGCCGAGCGGGCGGCGGTCCTGTCTGAGGCCGGCGGTCTTTGCAATGACCTGCGGGACGAGATCATCGACCGGTTGGTGAAAGGGCTGAACGGCCGGCAGGGCCACATCAACCGGGCGTCCATCCTCGGGAGCGCCCGCGACGCCGATCTTGTCGCAGTTCGCCACCAGGCGATCTACCTCCACGCCAACTTCACATTCAACTTGACGTGGACCGGCCGCGCCTTCAACCGCCACCGCAAGTCCGTCGAGCACGCATTGAAGGTCTTCGGCGCCCGGCTCGACTACGACGATGAGTTGGCGGAGGCTAGTTTCAAACTGTACGAGGAGATCGATGCAACTCCCGCTGTTCACGCCCTGCGCATCCTGGTCCCCGCCCTCGCTCAGCTCGCTGCCCCAGTGGGGCGACGCGCGCCGGATCGCCATTGACGTCGAGAGCCGGGACGACCATCTGCGCACCCTCGGACCTGGCTGGAGACGCGGGGCCTACATCACCGGCGTGGCGGTGGCCATCGAGGACGGCCCAAGGTTCTACCTTCCTATCAGGCACGCCGAGGGCGACAACCTGGACGAGCACGCCGTGATTGGCTACCTGCGCGAGCAGGCAGCCAACTTCCGGGGCACCGTCGTGGGAGCCAACCTTGGGTACGATCTGGACGGCCTCGCCAACGAGGGCATCGAGTTCAAGCAGGCTCAATGGTTCCGCGATGTAACCATTGCGGAGCCGCTTCTGGATGAGCTTCAGTACAGCTACAGCCTGGAGAACATCGGCCAGCGCCGCCTCGGGGTGGGCAAGGATGAGCGCGGACTGATTGAGGCGGCATTCGCCTACGGCTGCAAGAAGGAGAAGGATGTCAAGAAGTGGATCTGGCGCCTGCCCGCCCGGTTCGTCGGGCCCTACGCTGAGCAGGACGTAGCGTTGCCGCTCGCGATCCTGCGCGCCCAGGAGCGGGAAATTGAGGAGCAGAACCTGTGGAACGTCTTCGACCTGGAGAGCCGGCTGCTGCCCGTCCTCGTGCGCATGCGGCGGCGCGGCATCCGGGTTGACCAGGATCGGCTGAGCCAGATAGAGCGCTGGGCGATCCAGCAGGAGGAGATCGCGCTGGCCGAGGTGGCCCGGGACACCGGGGTGCACATCAAGGTCGGCGATACCTTCAAACCGCTCGTTGTTGAGCCGGCGCTCAGAGCCATTGGGGTGATCTGCCCGCGCACAACGAAGGATGGGCCGTCCATCACCAAGGAGTTCCTGGAGTCAATTGATCACCCCGTCGCCGCCTGCCTGCGGCGAGCCCGGAAGATGAGCCAGCTGCGGACCACGTTCGTCAACTCCATCCGGGAGCACTTGACCAACGGGCGGATCCACTGTACGCTCAACCAGCTCCGGCACCAGAAGGAGGGCGAGGACGATACCGAGGGCGCCGCCTACGGCCGCCTGAGCTCGTCCAACCCGAACATGCAGCAGCAGCCGGCCCGTGACGAGGAGATCGGGCCGATGTGGAGGTCCATCTACCTGCCGGAGGAGGGCGGGCTGTGGTGCGCCAACGACTACAGCCAGCAGGAGCCTCGCTGGCTCGTGCACTGGGCCGTCGTCGCCGGGCGGCACCGGCTGATCAGCGAGCGCGCCTTCAAGGCAGCGTTGGAGGCGGCCGCCAAGTACCGGGACGACCCGTCCACCGACAACCACCAGATGATGGCCGACATGGCCGGCATCAAGCGCAAGGACGCCAAGGAGCTGTTCCTGGGGAAGATCTACGGCATGGGCGGCCCAAAGCTGTGCCAGAAGCTTGGGCTGCCAACGATGCTGGCCGTGTACATCAAGGGGCGTGGCGTGGTGCCGACCACGGACCCGATTGCCCAGCAGGCGATCAGGGACGGGGCGCGGGTGTTCGAGGCCGCCGGGCCCGAGGGACAGGCCCTGATCAACAAGTTTGACCAGAAGGTGCCATTCGCCACTGAGATGGCCAAGGCCGCCGAGAAGCGGGCCCGGGCCGTCGGCTTCATCACGACCTACTCTGGGCGCCGGTGTCGCTTCCCGCAGCTCCCCGACGGGACCTATGACTGGACCCACAAGGCGCTCAACCGACTCATCCAGGGCTCCAGCGCCGACCAGACCAAGCAGGCGATGGTTGAACTGGACGCTGCCGGTCACTTCCTGCAGCTGCAGGTCCACGACGAGGTTGACGGGACGGTCGCCGACCGGGCCGAGGCCGAACGGATGGCCCGGATCATGTGCGAGTGTGTCCGGATGGAGCTGCCGTCCAAGGTGGACGTGGAGGTGGGCGTGAGCTGGGGAGAGGCCACATGACGGACGCATGGGAGGTGTTCGCGGCGGTGGCGGGCGCGACCTCACCGAGGGAGGGACGAGATGAGTGAGACCATCACCACCGGAGGCGGGACGATGACGAGGCGCAACAAGCCAGCGCCTGATTTTCGTGACCTCGCCCATTTTCGTGACCTCGCCCGCAACATCGCCGCAGACAGCATCGTCACGCAAGCGCTCGAACGACTTATAGAGCAGATCGTTGCGGAGATCCACGCCAGCGAGATCGCGCCCTTGCGCCGCAGGACAGCACAGATGAAGAACGCGCTGCGCGACGCGCAGCAGAGATTGCGAGGCGCCGGAATGTTGGGCGGTGACGACGACCCTGTCAATGCCGCCCTCAAGTGGAGAGACGGAGATGTGTGAGACTTGGCCGTCGAATGATCCGGGCGCGCCCATCAGCAGGGAGCGCCAGATTGAGCTCATGCAGACCGCCGAGGAGCGCGTGAAGGCCAGCCTGGAATACTGGCGCACCAAGCCTATGAAAAGGCCCGGCCGGCCGCCGCAACGTCAGCCGCGAGCATGGCCTCCAATCCCGACGCCATGGATGAGGGACGAGATGAATGAGACCATCACCACCCAGGCAGTGCGAGAGATGGCGGAGAGACTTGCCTCTTGGAGCAGCCTCGTCTCGTCAGGGTATGAGTGCCCGGCCGCCGGGGCTGCGATGTACGCGGCGCACGTCATGCTCCTCGCCCTCGTCGAGGAAAGGGACAGGCTGGAGGCTAACAGAATTTTGCTGGAAGCCTTGGTTTCGGAACTCAAGGCCGAGAAGCAGCCCCCGCTTAGTAGGTTCGCCACCCTATTGCGGAGGGCGACGACCAAGGTGAATCGCGCCACACTGAGGGAGGGACGAGATGAGTGAGTCGCCGGAATACGGGGAGGCATGAGGTGCTCAGATACGAGGACATGGCCAATCTGCTGCGCGAGCGCGGTTACACGGTGTTGGAGCCGGGAGCGTGCATCCGAGGCTTGAACGTGCGACGCACCTACGAGGCAGCCTTCCTGCAGGCTGACGACCGCGAGGCGGTTCTGAGGGACATGGCCAATGAGCTGGCCCACTTCCTTCTGAGCACGGGCGTGGGCTCCATCTCAGAGGGTCCGTCGGACATCGACGGCGTCTCTGAGCTTTGCTGGACTATCGAGACGGTGGTGCGGGAGGACAAGAGCGATGAGGTTGGACGATCACCAGCTCGCCATCCTATTGGACAGCGTCGAGCGCTTCCGCGTGGCGATGCAGGTTCGTAAGATACGGGCCGAGGCCGGGGCGGCTCCCGACGATGTCGATGTCTGGACTGCCATCAAGAACATGATATACGACGCCCAGATCGCGATTGAGGACATCGACGAGCGCGGTCAAGTTGTGGCGCAACGGTGGCCGAGAGTTTGAGAGCGGGCTGAAAGGAGGACAGGGTCAATGGTTGGAAAGCCAAGGAAGGCGGTGGATCCGAGGTACGGGGGTAAGGGCAGGCCGCCCCGGACGCCGAAGATCACGGCGGATGATCTGGCCTCCCTCCGCCTTGCCTTTGACGCAGCCTCGCGGTCGCAGGACCCGTCCACCCGTGTCGGCGTGGCGCTCCCCGTACAGATGTCGCGGGGGCCGGTCACGATCACCGAGTGCAACGACCTGCCGCCCAACACGCCTCTGGGCGTCTGGAACGACCGCGAGGAAAAGTACAAGGCTGTCGTCCACGCCGAGATGGCGGCGCTCCTTCGGGCCGGCCATCTGGCCCGGGGCGCCACGCTCTACTCGTCCATGGCGCCTTGCATGGAGTGCGCCAAGCACATCGCCTTCGCGGGCATCCGGCGCGTGGTGGCGGTGCTGCCGCCGCCGTCGAAGGAGCGCTGGCGAGACGAGGCGCTGCGGGCAGCATCGTACCTGCGCAACTGGTGGCGCGTCCAGGTTGACCTGATTGACGAGGACTGGAGCCATGAGCGAGAGTCAAATGTGGGACACCCTGCGACCGATCCTGGTCAGGGCGGGGATGGACCCGGTGAGGGTGGAGAATGACGCCATGGCCGGCACGCCCGACGTGAATATCACGACGGGCTGGATTGAGCTCAAGGCGCTCCCGGACTGGCCGAGCCGGCCGGAGACGCCCGTGCGCATCCCGCACTTCACCCCGCACCAGAGGCTCTGGCTGATGCGGAGGTGGCGGGCAAACTACAGCGCGTGGCTCCTGCTGCGCGTCCGGCGGGAGTGGCTTCTGTTCGACGGCTTCACCGCGTGGCAGCGCGTCGGCTTCGTGCCGCGCGCGACGCTATACGAGATCGCCGCGTGGACGAGCGATATTGCTGAGGACGGGCTAGTTGCCTGGCTGAGTGGAGACGCCGCCCGGCTGCCGCCCGACCAACAGTTGCGGTTAATCCAGCTCCGCAAGATGGGGAGAGACTGAGGTGAGGGGAGAGACTGACAAGGCTATCGAGTTCCTGCGCGCGTGGGCCCCCCAGGGCCCGTGGGTGCTCACCGCGATCAAGCCGGATCAGGGTGGCACGGTGACCGCAACCTTCGATCCGTCCTGCGAGGATCGGGCGCGGGCGTGGATCGATGAGCGCAATGGTGTTGAGAACATCTACTTCACAGTCAACAAGGTCTTCAAGCCCTTGTCCAGCAAGGCCAAGAAGACCGACATTGCCGAGATGGTGTGTCTCCACGTTGACGTGGACCCCCGGGCCGGCGAGGACCTGGACCTGGAGCGTGAGCGGGCGCTGCGCCTGCTGCGCAGCTATGATCCGCCGCCCACCTGGATCGTGGACAGTGGCGGCGGCTTCCAGGGCTTCTGGACGCTGGCCGAGGCCCAGACCGTCCGGGGCAACGAGGCGCGCTGGATTGAGCTGGAGGCGTACAACCAGCAGATCGCGGTGGCCCTCCAGGCCGACAAGTGCCACAACATCGACCGCATCATGCGGCTCCCCGGGACGGTTAACGTGCCCGACGAGCGCAAGCGCAGGAAGGGCCGCCGCGCCGCGCTCGCCCGTGTCGTCGAGCACCACCCCGACCGGGTATATGACCTGAGCCGCTTCACCCCGGCACCTCGCGTCCAGATGCCCGGCAGCATGGGCTCCGGTGTGAGCCCCGTCAAGATCAGCGGCAACCTGGGTCGCCTCAAGTCGGTGGACGACCTTCCCGATACCGTGCCGCAGCGCACCAAGATGCTCATCGTCCAGGGCGACGACCCTGACGACCCCACAAAATATCCCTCGCGCTCTGAGGCCCTTTGGGCGGTGGTGTGCTCGCTGGTCCGCGCTGGCTGCGATGACGACACAATCGCGATGGTGCTGCTTGATCCAGACTTCGGCATCTCAGCGTCCGTGCTCGACAAGCCCCGGCCCGAGGAGTACGTGGCTTACACGATCCGCCGGGCGCGCGAAGACGCGATCAACCCGTGGCTCGCGAAGCTGAACGACAAGCACGCCGTCATCGAGGACATCGGCGGCAAGTGTCGGGTCATCAGCGAGGTTGAGGACACCATGCTCAACCGGCCGCGCATCACGCGGCAGTCATTCGAGGACTTCCGCAACCGCTACATGCACATCCAGGTGGAGGTGGGAAAGGACAAGGACGGCAAGCCGATCCAGATGCCGCTCGGGAAGTGGTGGCTGTCCCAGCCCGCGCGACGGCAGTACCGCACAATTGTGTTCGCTCCGCGCCGCGAGGCGCCGGACGCCTACAACCTGTGGCGCGGCTTCGCCTGCGACGCGCGGCCGGGCGATTGCTCGCTCTACCTGAAGCACATCCATGACAATATCTGCTCGGGCAACGAGGAGCACTATGAGTACCTGCTGAACTGGATGGCCCGCGCGGTCCAGTTCCCGGATCGGCCGGGCGAGGTTGCCGTGGTGTTGCGCGGTCGGATGGGCACCGGCAAGTCGATGTTCGTTCGGACCTTCGGCCACCTGTGGGGTCGCCACTTCCTGCAGGTGAGCAACTCAAAGCACCTCGTCGGCGCCTTCAACGCTCACCTGCGTGACTGCGTGATCCTGTTCGGTGACGAGGCATTCTATGCCGGCGACAAGCAGCACGAGAGCATCCTGAAAACGCTGGTCACCGAGGACACCCTCATCGTCGAGGGCAAGGGCGTGGACGCTGAGACGGCGCCCAACTTCCTCCACATCATCCTCGCGTCGAACAGCCAGTGGGTCGTCCCGGCCGGCGGTGACGAGCGCCGTTTCTTCGTCCTGGATGTGGGCGACGGTGCAAAACAGAACAACGCCTACTTCCGCGCGATCCGTGACCAGATGGAGAACGGCGGTTATGAGGCTCTGCTCCACCTGCTCATGCGCCGCGATCTGTCCAACTTCGAGGTGCGCGCCTTCCCGCGCACGGCCGCTCTGAGCGAGCAGAAGCTGCTGAGCCTCAGCCCCGAGGAGGACTGGTGGCACGAGAAGCTGTCCACCGGTAACCTCCTGAACGCCGTCCGGGGCGGTGGCTGGCCACGGGAGGTGCTGAAGGAGGCGTTGCACGAGGACTATCTGGAATACGCCCAGAAGATGAGGCTGTACAAGCCTCTCAGCCGGGTCGCCTTGGGCAAGTTCCTCGCCCGCATGATGCCCGCCCCCTATCCCAAGTCAGTCCAGAGGTGGACGAGCGTGACACAGATCATGGGCGACGGAAGCGAGCACCAGACGAGCACTCGACAATACTTCTATGAGCTCCCGAGCCTGGAGGTCTGTCGGGACTTCTGGGACAACAACTATGAGGGAACCAGCGAGTGGGACGTGCCCGAGGCCCACGACGATACGCCCTTCTGACAGGAATTAGCGCTAACGGCCCGCGCCGTGGGGAGATAATATAGGGCGGGAAGGGAGAAAGCTATGGATCACGATCACGTTCCAATTCGTCTGGTGGGCGAGGCTGCGGCCATCGCCCACCAGATCGACGAGACAAATGAATTCTTCAACGACGAGATCAACCGGCTGTTGACCACGGCATCGATGCTGAAGTTGCAGCGCGACGCCAAGGTCCACGACCTGTTCAGGCAGCTGCGGGCCGTCTTGGGTCTGGACGATGAGAGCCACTGTCTCCTCGACACGCGCTACAAGTCGCTGGGCTACACGTTCGCGCTCATCTCCCCACCCCCGCAAGAGGAGACGACGGACATGACAAAGCTCATCTCCCAACTGATGGGCGGGAGGCTGAATTGATCAACAAGCTGTTTCCGCGCCGGCGCCCCGAGCCGGAGGCTCAGGAGCCACTGTCGCTCAAGGTGCGCCGCGTTGCGGCCTACCTCAGCTGGCTGCTGAGACGCACCCATGGCGCGTCCTACGCGGCGGTGTCCCGGTCGGGCGCCACCGTGGTCATTCTGGACCGCGCCGATGACCCGATGGTCCACACCATCGGGACCGTCGACATGGTAGCCGAGTTCCACCGCGCCATGAACGCCTACATCGCGCAGGAGCCCGGCTTTCCGGCGGATGACAATCTGCTCCACCAGCGCATCAGCCTCCTCCAGGAGGAACTGAGTGAGCTCAGCGAGGCGTTCGCCTCCCGGGACCTGGTCAAGGCGCTCGACGCGCTGACTGACCTCCAGTACGTGCTTGACGGGACGTACCTGACGCTGGGGCTCCACAGGATCAAGGACGCGGCCTTTGAGGAGGTGCACGCGTCGAACATGACCAAGGAGCGCCTGGCTGACGGCAAGGTCGCGTCCAAGATCGCGAAGGGCCCAAACTACCGGGCGCCGAACCTGG